GCTCTATATCTCATAGCCAACTCAGCCATCAGGCACGACTGGAAGTGGGTGCTGTATTCCTCAGAGAACAGGACGGCTTCCCTTAAGATGACTTTGATGCAGTTTGCCATGGACAAAAAGGTAGCCGATATGACATATGTGGAAAGGAAGGCTGCGTACAAGTGGGTGCAGGATCATTTCACCGTGATTAGCAACGACCAAGTGTACACCTATGCTGATATCATTGTGTTTATGGAGAAGGTAATGCGGCAGCAACCTATCGACGCCATCTTTGTGGACCCTTACAACAGCTTGAAGCTCGACATGAAGGGCAGCAACATCAGCACTCACGACTACCACTACGAGGCCGCATCAGAGTTCCTTACGTTCAGTAAGGCTAACGACATTGCCGTTTGGCTTAACTGCCACTCAGCTACGGAGGCTCAACGACGCAAGGGACCGGATGGATTGCCTACTGCTCCGTACGCTGAAGACACAGAGGGCGGTGGAAAGTTCGTAAACAGAGCCGATTGCTTCATTACGATTCACCGAAAGGTTCAATCAATGGACCCTGACATACGGAAAATGAGTGAGATACACGTTAGAAAGGTGCGAGAGACAGAGACAGGTGGATCACCCACCCCACTCGAAGACCCGTACTGCCTCGTCATGAATCTCTCTCACACAGGCTTTACTACACGCATTGGTCAACGCGCTTTGTTTCAGTCAGTTAACTTTGTTGAGAAATCTCAAATGCCTATCGCAATAGATTTTCTTTCTCAAAAATCTTGACTTCTCAAATTTCTCTTGGTAACTTCGCCTATATGAAGAGAAGAACAAAGACTCCAAAGAGACGTACATCCAAAAAAAAACATTTAGGAAGGTACGCTAGTTCTTTAGAGAAGTATTGTGCAGACCAACTGAAAGAATACGGGCTAGCTTTTGACTATGAGGAACACACGTTCGAGCTCATGGAAAAGTTTAGATTCCCGAATAAGTATTTCAAGATGACTTCCAAGGGTAAGGAGATGGCGGACCGAACTGGGTCCGTCGTTCTCCCTATCACATACAAGCCCGACTTTGTCGGAAGAGACCATGATTGGATTATTGAGACCAAAGGTTATCTCCCTTCCCATCATGATTTCCCCATGAGATGGAAACTTTTTATGCGACATCTTGTAGGAACTGGCTCTAAAACAATTATCTTTCTCGCCAAGAACAGTGCTCAAGTGGATCATGCGATTCAAGAGATACTAGAATCGATTAAGAATGGAGACATTTAGACTTAGTTCGTACTACCTGATAGCATGTGACCGCGTGCATCAAGTGATGGATGATTTGTATGAAGCTCTTCACGACGAGGACGGAAAACCATTGACTGATTTGGAATCAGTTATTGATATCGTTTCCTCTAGTCGGAAAGAAATTTATGAAGAGCTAGACATCATCAAATCAATCGTTGCAGAATATGAGGGTATACAAGGTAGAGGTCACAAGTGACATGATTAAACGAGCCGAGGAGAAATCCAAGTGGCACGGTGACATCAACAACAGCATCAGACACGGAGAAGGAAACGTGGTTGGATACCTCGGTGAAGAGATGGCTCTTGAATTTTTAAGCGACGTGGTTGAGGAAAACAACTACGACTACGACATGATTAGGTTTAAGGGGACTCCAAGCCAGTACACCATAGACGTAAAAACAAAGGAGAGGGGAGTAAGCAAGAAAGGAAGAGCATATGAGCCTAGATCTCATTACTCAGTACACGTTACAACCGCATCCCTGCATCAAAGAGTAGATACCTATGTGTTTGCTCAGGTAAACAAAGTTGAATCTGGATACGAGGGGTGGATACTTGGCTGGATGGACAAAGACGAGTATCTTTCTAAGGCCAAAGAGGTGAAGCAGGGCCAGCCAGATGAGTATGGTAAGCCAGAGACAGCCGATGCTTTTAAAATGGAAATCAAGGACATCATTCACTTCTAATGGGAAAGTACGAAACATGCCCCGAAACAAGGGCTAAGATCGACGAGCTGATGCAAAAAAACGCAGCTTATCAGGCTGCAAACAACTGCATCACCAATACAAAATCACAAGCAAAAGAAATCAATCGATACTGCAATAGGGAGTTTATCCGCCCCATAAAAGACTTGGATGAGCAGTACTATAAGTCAATTAAATTTCAGAACGATTGATTATCTTTACGTCGTTACACGGGTTAGTTGTCTGTGGAACTTCGCAATCTGGAGAGGGGGTGGCTACATAAGTCGCCCCCTTTTTTTATTCGTATCTTTGGTGGTGAATGAGAACCTTTATCACTACCCTCCTGCTGGGAGCATTCGCTGTGTCTTATGGCCAAGAGTGCTCTTTACTGTTGCCTGATAACGTAAAAGTTATGGGCATGAGCCGAACTGATGTTAACCTCGCTGAGGTTGATACAGTGGTACTACCAGTCGTGTTCCACATCGTACACACTGGGTCTGGCGAAGAGAACAATATCTCTGACGCACAGGTATACTCTCAACTCGACGTACTCAATGAAGAGTTTGCTGACAGCAAGATTCAGTTCTGTATGGCTGCGCGAGATCCTTGGGACAGCCCGACCGACGGCATCACCCGTTTTGATGGGAGCATCTGGGAGGACTACTTGTACGAGGGAATCTCCAACGGAAACGACCCTGACGCTAAAGACCAAGAAGACCTGAAGGAAGCTGTTGGGTGCTGGAACCCTAGCGAGTACATCAACTACTACGTGGTAAGCGAAATCAACGGCAATAACGGGGGTAATGGCATCCAAGGCTTTGCCTACCTCGGGCCTACGGGAGACTGCCGTGATGGAGTGGTAGTGCTATACAATGCCACAGGAAATGTCGGGGTACAGAAGCCGGGAAGAGAGCTTGGGTTTACGGGGGTTCACGAGGTTGGTCACCACCTATCCTTGTGGCACACCTTCTCAAACAGCGACGACTGCGAGGAGACGAACTGCCAGACGCAGGGCGATCAGGTCTGCGACACCCCTCCCACCCTGTCAAACACATCCTGTAGCCTACCTACGTGTCCTGATGCGCTCGTTGAGAACTTCATGGACTACACACAGGAGACGTGCAGAAACAGCTTTACTGTGGGGCAGTCAGAACGTATGCATGAGTGTCTTCAGAGCGTACGCAGTGGCCTTGTAGATAACATGAACTGCATCCCACCTATGCAGTACGACGCAGCCCCTACGCTGGCTACATACCAGCAACAGTGGTGTACCCCAAACCAAGACATCTGGATTCAAGTCAAGAACTTTGGGAGCGACATGATTGATATGGTGGATGTGCAGCTGTACTGCAACGGCATTCAGTATAACGCAGAAGTCTTTGATCTCTTACCTAACGTTGGTCAGGATGTTTTCTTTCCTGACGTGTATGTTGATGGGGCTCAGATGTTCGAGGTCCAAGTAGTCGGTTCTCAGAACGATTATATTGAGAACGACTACGCATCGTGGCCTATTGAAACCACATCTGGAGCGTTAATGAGTGTGGTAGTATCAACTGATACTTGGGCGAACGAAACGGACTGGGTAATCTACGATAGCGCTGGTGAGATTCTCATTGGTGACGGAAACTACCCGCTCGGGCAGGCCAGTTACGTATATGAGGCGTGCATCTACGACGAATGCTACGACGTAGTTATCGAGGACTCTAACGGAGATGGGTTCTGCTCATTTGACTTTGGCAACGATGGTGTCTGCGACCTCGGTGGAGAAGGTATCACAGCAACGGTAGGTAACGACACGGTTTTTACGACGGGCTATGGGGCTTCCTTCGACGTATGGGAGACATCGTTTTGCAACACCCTCCCCGAATGCCCATTGGACTTCGATGGAAGCGGAACCATAGGCAATGGCGACGTTCTCATTATGCTGTCTAATTACGGGTGTGAAGGTGTGTGCGACTACGACGTCAACAACGACGGAAACGTAAACGTGTTTGATCTTCTCGATATGCTCGCTTCGCAAGGTGATTGCCCCGTTGAGCAGGACTTCAGTATTGGCACATACAAGGACTTGGTTGTCGGAGATAGCGACGGGTTTTCGTGGCCATCAGGACCGCCTCGTATCTACGATATCCTTGGCCGTGAGATTGACAAGCCCTTTGATCAGTTGGCTACTGGGGTGTACATCTTGCGCTGGAAGCGCGTAACTAGAAAAGTATTCGTGCAATGAGAAAGTTGATTTGGTTTTTGATACCGCTGCTTTCTTATGGGCAGTGTGACATGGAGATTGTTGGGTTCAACCCCATCTCTACGGACATGACGATTGCCGTCAATGGCGGGTACTGCACACCTGAGGCGGGCGACTCTATCGGCGAGTTCCTGCTTGGAATAGCCTTCAACCCTGCCCTAGATGACAACAGTGAGTTCCCCTGCATCTACGATAATGGATGGGCACTGCTCATCTTTCCTCTTGACTTTCCGGGGTTCGATGTGGGTCAGGGGAGTGACAACATGCTGCAAACAGGAGATACTATCTCTTTTGCGCTTGACGAAGTCCCTGCCTTTGGAAGTGGAACGGCTTCGTGCTGGATAGATATCATGCAGAGTGGGGCGTACTTCGAAGAGTGCTTGGTTATATCTATATGGCAAATCAATGACTCCGACGCGCTTGATGGAGACTCTGGGTTGGGAGGCTTTCCATACCCCGACGCTGATGTGATGAACTCGTGGATCATGTGGAGCCTGAACGGAGCCTGTTCTCCACCTCCGCCACCTATCGTGTACGGATGTACTGACATGTTCGCATACAACTACAACTTCGCTGCGTCTCAAGACGACGGGTCGTGCATCTATCAAGGGTGCCAAGACCCCTTGGCTCTCAACTACTGCGAAGACTGTGAAGTCGAGGGGGACTGCATTTACGACTCACCTGCTGGCGAAGATTGCGGCGATCCACTTGTGTTTATCCCAAACACCTTTAGTCCGAACAACGACGGCTTAAACGACTACTGGAAACCAGTGACTAGACCTGAGTGCTGGCTCACATGGGAGCTGCGTATCTACAACAGATGGGGGACTCTCGTTTGGGCTAGCTTCGACCCTAGTGATAAGTGGATAGGCAATCGACTGGATGCGTTTGTTCCAGACGGTGTCTATACGTGGGCGCTCAAGGCTAAGACCTTTGAGTCCACTAAAGTGATTGATACAGCAGGAAACGTAACGGTGTTCCGTTAACCCCGAAGTCTATCGTTCTCTTTCTCTAGGAACTCCAGCCGAACCTTGTATTCTGCAAGGGTCTGGAGAACTTCTGTGAGTTCCCGTTGTACTTTTTCTTTCTCCTCGTATGATTCCTCAAGCTTCTGCTCAAGTACAGCTACACGCTCTCTGAGGTCATCACGAAACATAGTCTGTTCACCCTTGTCTTCCCTGCGCTCTTGATGCTTAAGCTTGAGCCTGCTCTGATAGAACTGCCACGCACCAGCAGATCCGAGTACAGTTACGATTGTGATAATAGTCTGGGCGTCGATCACCTCTTATACATTTCTTCGTTTGTAACACGATACAAATTCCAGATGCTCATCGCACATATTAGGAGCCATCCTAAGTGTGATCCGTGCATCATACCAGCCGTCGTGTAGTTAGCGACTGTGGCTATTGAAATGATGGATGCAATTTGAACTGCTAATTTACGCATAAAAAGCCTACCGTCCCATAGGGCGCAGTAGACTTGAAACCCTCCAGCTAAGTGAGCCGCAATCTGAAGTAACATCCAAGGTTTCCCAAGTTCGAACATAGCGAACGGCAGGATAGACATGTGAAGCACACCAATCATGAGCTCATTGGACTCAGAGTCAGTGTATTTCATGATGGCCTTGGCTCTTGCAAACCCTTTCTTATCTCTTAGAGGCATCAGATCATTTTGTTAAATTCCATGAATGCCCATACTATTTTTTTCCAGATAAGCTTCATGATTTCTTGGGTCTAAACTTGCCACCACTATTCATCTTCAAAATGCGAAGGTTTCCGCCATACTTGAACTCTCCCCTTTCGATCGTTTTAATCATGTCAAAGTGTGGCATAAGGATCTGTGGCACATCCTCCATCTGCTTGGTTGAAAAGTCATACGACTTAACAGTCTTTGTTTTTGTTTCTGGAAGTCCCAAAGATTTAAGCTTTGCGTCAATCTTACTCTTAATCTCAGCAACCTCTGCAGCCGTACCGTTAGCCCTCCCGTCCACAATCGCCACTTGTCTTGGTTCAATGCCAAATGCTTGAGCAAAAGCGTTCGGGTGCTGTCCTAGCTCATTGAGTTTAATAAACTCAACATTGCTTAAATCGGGCTTAGCCTTTCCCTTCTCGATATAGCTAAGTGGGAATACGTATGAGTCGCTGCTCAGGTCGTTTACGCTTCCGAATTGAACGCGACCACCCTTAGGTACTTGCTTGATGGTTTCGGCCAAAAGCAGACCTCGTTGAGATGGACTCTTGGTTTCTTCGAGAAGGGCCACAAGGGTAAAGTTGTTTGGTGATTCCTCAACAAGAGAGATGTAGTCATCGTTGTCGGGGCTTCTGTAAACCATACCGTCTCTGCCAGCATCTCTTCCGTACTCCAATTCAAATTTTCCAATCTTCTGCTTTGGACCAACGCTAGATTTAGCTGAATACTTAGATTTGCTGCCAGCATCAGAAGACTTAAGGTACCTTGCGGTTTCGTCTAGCCTGTTGATCTCTTCTCTGCTGAACATTGGAAAACCACTGATTTCGCTAGACATCTCTTGAAGAGCATCAGCAAGCTCCTTTCTTGATTGATCGCTCATACTTGCAATCTGTGGCGCATTGATAGATATCAGTTCTTCTGCACTTCCACTAACATCGTCCACCGCGTCAAGGATCTTTTCAAGATTTACGATCTGACTCGGCCTAATAAATTGAGGCAGTGCGTCTTTAATCATGCCTAGGTTTCCGGGTACAAACGCAAGTCCAGCAGCCATAGCCAGCTCCGCTCCGCTACTTGCATTAGCCATAGCCTGAATATCCCCCACTGGTGACAACGTCTCTGCGATGGGGGCGAAAGATTCTATGCCCTGCTTCTTTGTCGGGTCAAACTCAGGATACTCCTGACCAAAGAATGTTTGCATTCCCGCTCTGCTTTGATCAATCATAGCTTCCTCAGCAGAGGTGTAGATGGGTGGCTGTATATCTACGCGAGTAGAAGAAGCTGGAGCTGTTGACGGCTGAGGCATGCGCTCTTGCACGTCTGAGTTCAACTGATTCATAACTCTACGCCGCTCCAAAGCGGCTAACAAATTAGCAGTCCTTCCACCCTCCTGATATCTTCTTCTTACTCTCATTTTCTAGCCTTCTCGATGGTTCTTCCAGCGAAATATGCACCAAATGCTGTTAGCATTAAGATCTCCAACAAAGATACATAACTATCTTTCACGTTAAAGGGAAGGCCGTCTAAGCTGTCAAGCACCATCGTCACCATAAACATCACCATAAGGCATATAAGCGTTATAGGACGAATCAGTTTTGCTAGCTTTACATCGCCACTCATATCAGCCTTCCAACGCTCGCTTACGTTGTTCTGAAACTGCACCTCAGCGTCGAGAACTGCCTTAGCCTCGGCTGGATCAACGCTGCCATCTATGTCGAGAAGGTTCTTTACGATTCCAAGCCCTCCGCTATCAGGAAGCAGTTCTCCCACTGTGTCGAGAACCTTGGGTGCTTTGTTTTTCAGCCACTTACCTAGGTTGGTGTCTTTAATCTTTTTCTTCTCCTCCATTGTTATGGTCTTGGTGGGGTTAGTGGTTTGTATACTCCAGCGAAAATGCCCTCTGCTTGACGCTCGCTAATTCTAGCGTACTGCCTCATAGTAGCGATGATTTCACCTTTACTTACCCCAAGTCTGTTCGCCGCCATAGCATATTTGTGCATATCCTCTTGTATAGATCGGTTGGCTTCGTAAGCTTGGTTTTCGTCACTGTACTTCAGTGAGTTAGCATCCGACAGTCTCTCTTTGAACTTAACCATCTGGAATCCAAGCTGCTGGTTGACATCAACGTTGTACGGCTTGAACCCTGTGAGCTGACCCGCAATCTCTGCGGGGTCCGCACCGCTGTTGTATACCTTACGCAATGACGTTATCGTTCCCGGCTCCACAACTTCGTACATATAAGACATGACGTCCTGAATCTGCTGAGCCTGTGGTGACTCTGGATTGTATATGGGCTTACCGTAGTCATTCACGTTTCTGCTGACGTTCACAAGTCTTCTAGTCAGGATCTCTTCCCCAACGAATGGCTCTATTACGGTGAACAGTCCAGTAGCAAATGAATCAATACCATCCTCTCCCCTCATGAAGGCGTTACCAATCTTATCGAAGTGACCGTAAGGATCTGAAGATGAGAAGTCTATGTATGAGAACTTACCATCTTGAAGATCATATGGTATGATTTTAGAGTTCTGGCTCCAAGGGGCCATGAACATTCTCAAGTCCTCCTGTCTTTGCTGTTCTTGTTCGTTGTCGAGAAGCTCACCAGCTGCCCCCATGATGCCAGCCCCAACTGTAGTTCCAGCCATTCCAGTAACAGCGTTCTTCATGCCCACGTATGTGGTCACACCAGCCATGCGCTTAGCACCGATTGCTCTAATCTTTGGATTGTCTGACGCCATCTCAGCCTTAGCCTGAGCCATAGTGTTCCATGCAACCCTATACGATTCCGCTTGGAACGACACAAAGTTCCCCATGATCGGGAATCTGCGAATCATCTGAACGGCTTCAGGAACCCTGCTGTATGTAGGGTATGTATTCTTCACCAGCTCCGCCACATATCCGTCTAGCTCAGCCCTCTCCTGTTCGTTGAGTTGATCTGGTGTCTTGCCGAACATAGCCTCAGAATATCTGTTGCTCTCGTTTTCAAACGCAACAATCTTGAAGAAGTCATCCTCCGCTTGATACAGGTCTTCAATTTTCTTTGCACCAACACGACCCTTCCTCAAGGCCTTGTCTTTTAGGTTGAGTCCTTTGTCATTCATTCTTCGGGCAAGAGCACTATCCATGTTGGCGTCCTTAAACATGTCTCTGATCTCGCCTATTGCCGCGCTTTGCTTTACGATACCAAGCTCAATGTACTTGTTCATGCGATCCTGAGCAGCCCTGTCCCTTGGTCTTTGATCTATTCCAAGAAGGTTACGCACTCTACTTTCCCTGTAGAGGTCGGCCCTAAGGACTTTGTAGGCTTCATTCATCTGAGTGAGATCGGTGTGACCGTTAGCCCACATAAACCCGAGGTTACCGACTACGTTCTTAGAGTGTGTTGCAAAAGACCCAATGGTCTTGGCCCACTTGACAGTACCTATAGCTTTCATATAGGTCTGCATAAACGATGTCATCTGCTCCCCAGCCTTGTTGAATTCATTGGCTATCTCTGGTGTGGTGTACAATCCGTTGAGCGGAGACATAGCCTCGCTGTTTTCAGAAGCTATTTGTGCTGTGTACGGACCGTTTGGTTTGTCAAACAAAAACACACCCTTCCCGTTTTCCTTGACTTTGTTGAGGAACCTAGCCGACTCTGCAGTCTGCGTCATCTTGAGAACAGAGGCCGCAAAATTCTGTGCTGGGTCGGTGTACTCCCCCATCAAGGCACGAATCTCCTTGGGGATATCTTTACGTTCCTTAAGGATGTTGGTATTCTTGCTGTCACTGGCCGCAGTAACAAAAGCCTTTGCGTCGTCGGGGCTGAGGTACTTGTCGATGTAACCGTCTACCACTGACTCAAGGTATGCCTCCGCATCCAACCCTTGTGGGTTCTTGGTGGCGTCAAGGTAGTCCCTGCCTGCCTGAGCTCGCTCCCTTTCTCTGATCAGATTCTTAGCAGCGGTAATCTTTTCTTGACCAACCTGATCCTTCCAGTTTTTATTGGTGAAAACCTCGTAAGATCTAGTTAGGTACTGACCAAGATTGGAGATCACGTTATCTATCTGTGAGTCTGGTACAACGCCAAGGTTGATGAGGTCAATCGAAAGCTTGTCAATCTGATTTCTCATCTCCTGAGCCAGCCCAGCAAACTCCTCTGGCAAACGATTCAGTCCCTCTCCTCCACGCAAGGCGTCGTCGAAGTCCGCAAGCAATACATCTTCGTCACCCTTGAATCTCTTGAGAAGCCTGTTGAACTCTCGGACATGCTGCTGCGCTACGTTAGCAGACTTAGCAATGTTAGCTTCTCTCTGCTCTCTGTCGCGGAACATGCTGCGAGGCATAAACCCACGAGCAGAGAACCAACGCCTACGAATACCCTCACCCAAATTCTTCAGGCCCTTACCCT